TGTCCCGATATACGGTTATGATCGTCGAGAGTTTCTCGATCCGGTCATAATAAGGATGATCCCGGTAAAGCGTAAAAACGAACGACCCGGATTTATTGACCTCGAGAGTGAGCTGTCCCTTACCGATCACGTACTCCTCGAGTCTACTATCGAATATGAGAGCGCCGTCGGCGTATACCTGGAACATTAAAAAATCGCCTCCTGATAACTGATAGTGATCGTCCCGGTCCCGGCGACCGTTACGGTATTGACGCCGGGAGTGAACCGGAGGCCGGCCAAAACATAAGTCCCGGCGCTGAGAGTCGTCGAGGTCGCGCCGTACGTTAACGTAACGGTCCCGGTCACCGTGAGAGTCGGCGCGACTGTTTTATAACCTCTATTAGTCATAGTTACGGTTACTGTCCCGTCCGACGCCGTGACGGTCACGGTCTCGCTCTTTTGATTGATCGCGTACCTCCACGGCTGACAAACGGCCTCGATCATAAGAGTACCGTACGCGTTATTATTAGAGACCTCAGTTACGGAGAGGCGGCCGATCATGTAATAATCGGGATAGTCGTCCGTATCAATGATCTGGACCCGCTGACCGTGTAATACGCCGATGATCTGAGAGATCAGCTCCTCCCGGTCGGCGTGAGTCCCGTCCGTTAACAAAAAGGTATACGAGGCGGTCCGGTCCTGGTAATTAACCACACCGGATAGAGCCTCGGTAAGATCGAGATCGCCGTCCCGCCCCGGCACCGAGACGTAATTCGTTTTAGGTACCGGAGGAGAGACAATTTTCTCGTGCATTATCAAATTCCAATCCTCGGCGGTATGATATTCGCCAAACTGGACACCTCGTAAAGTCATATCAAATACCCCTCGCTTTCAATCCGTACACGTCCGCGAGTCCGCTGTCGATCTGATTGATCGTCTCACCGACCAGGACTCCGCTATCGAGTACGATAACGCTCCTCATATTCCTGATAGAGGTTTCGAGCGCGTCTAATCTATCAAGTATCGACGTAAGATCGACCGTCTGAGATCCGGCGGTAAACGTGCTGTCGAGCTGACGGCCGAAAGTCGCCGGATTAAAGTCCGGAGTAAGGACCGAGTCGGTAATATCGTCCGTATCGAGCTCGCCGAGCGCCGCGTTAGCCATATCCCGAGCCGCTTTAGCCGCGTCTTTGATTTTGCCCCGAATACCATTAATAAAACCTTGTCCAAAAAAGCCACCGCTCGCGGTCGTGATTTTGGAGGGAGAGCCCTCTTTAGTGGTATTTCTGACCGCATTAAGCGCGGCCCTTGCGAGCTCGGCCGCTTTGGAGATTGCTCCGGCAATCTTGGAACCGATACCGTTTATAAAGCCTTGTCCGAAATTCTGACCGGACGAGTAAGCGCTCACCGATCCGGCGCCCGATTTAGCATTAGTACCGAGAGTTTTACCGGCGCTGTTAGCCTCGCTCTGTTTACTCTTTACGCCGCTCGCGTACTGAGAGCCGGTCTTTTTACCGGTATCCGTCGTATTAACAGATCCCGCGCCTTTTTTGGCCGAGTCGCCGATCGCTTTACCGGCTGAGGAGGCCGTCCCGGAGGCACTTTTTACGCCGCTCGCGTACTCCTCACCTTTTTTCTTACCGGTTCCTTTATCGTCGGCGGTATTCATTCCGGTATTGGCGCTCTTAGCCACGGCCTCACCGGCTTTTTTACCGGCTCCGGCGGTCGCATTGACGCCCGCGGCGTACTCGTCGCCTTTTTTCTTACCGGTCGCTTTAGTGTCTTTTGACCCTAACGCCGTATCGGTATCAGCGGCGACTTTTTCACCGGCTTTTTTATTGGCATCGGCCGCCGATTTCACGCCCTCGGCGTGAGCGTTTCCGGTTTTCTGACCTGACTTTTTAGCCTGTCCCGGGAGCTTATTGAGCTCGGCCTCGGCCTTTTCGACCATTTCCTTAGCCGCGTCGACCTGAGCCTGAGTAACGCTCGGCATACCCTCCTCGACGGCGTCTTTCATAAGGCCGTAATTATCTTTGAAGTTTTGGAGCTGTCTCTCGAGCGTTTCGCGAGTACCGGTCTCGGCCGTTATGAAATTGGTCTGAGAGTTTTCGAGCGCGATCCGGATCTTTTCCGTATCTCCGGAAATGATCGCCGCGGATAAGCCCTCGTAATTCTGGATCGTACTTGTATAGCCGACGTAAGCGCTCTCGGCGTCGCTGAGCGCGCCTTTAGCCTCCTCCATAGCGGCTTTTGCTTCTTCCTGACCTTTAATTACGGTCTGATTCGCCCAATAATAATCGTCAGCATAGCCCGGAGACTCGCGTAAAAGTCGGTTATACTCGTCGAGGACGTTACCGGAGGCCGTGACGCTGTCCTGATATTTTTTCTCGGCCTCGTTATAGGTCTTTTGAGCGCTCATATATGTATCGAGCGCCTCGTTACGATTCTGGATCGCCTTAGTATAAGCGTCCTCGGTCGCGGCGAGAGTCGCCTCGGCCTGTTTCTTAACGATAAGCTGATCGATACTGTCGCCGAGCTTACCGTTAGCGTCGACGTTTTTAAGGATCTCGTCGCGCTCCACGCCGAGAGCCTCGGCGAGCTGATTGATAATAAAGTTAGCCCGGTCCTCGTATCCCTCTTTGACCTTACCGTTAGAGTCGATCAGATCGTTATACTCGTCCGTAAGCTCGCCCAGGTAACCGAACTCGGCGTCGATCGCCCCGAGAGCGTTACTCCGCGCCTCGGCGAGCTGATCGTATTCGCTTTTAAGCCGCTTAGAGGCTGAGATACTTTTCTCCTGAGCCTCAGACAGTCCATACTCGCTTTTGATCGCCTCGTCCTGTTTTTCCTTTAAGGCGATAAGGCCGGCGGTCAATCCGCCGAGAGCGGCGACGACGAGCGTAATAGGATTAGCCGCCATAACGCCCCACAAGGCCGTAAAAGCGCCTTTAAGAGTAGCGAGCGAGGAAATGAACCCGGCCACCTTATTAACGGCGAAAACGGTCGTTATAACGCCTCCTATAGCCATTAGAACGCCTTTAACCGTCTCGGCGTTCTCGACGACATAGTTAAAGAGGTCGGCGATCTTTTCGGCGAACTTTCCGACGCCCTCGCCGATCTTATCCCAATCGAGCGTATCGAGCGCGGAACTCATGCTATTGACTGAGTCTTTAATCGAACCCTTAGCCGCGTCGAAAACTTTGATCATTTTCGACTCGATATTACTCTTTAAAAGCGTGAGAGAGCCCGCGACGTTATCGTTCATGGTATCGGCCATTTTCTTAGCCGCGCCGTTGGATCCCTCGACCGCTTTCGTTAACTTCTCATAGTCCTCCGGAGCCGCGTTAACGATCGCTAAGAGGCCGGACATAGCCTCTTGGCCGGCGATATGTTTCGCGTAAGAGGTCTGTTCGCTTTCGCTGAGACCGTCGAACGCTTTCCGTAAATCGCCCATCACGTCGTCGAGCGATTTCATATTTCCCTCGCTATCTGTCAGCGAGAGCCCGAGAGCCTCCATAGCCTCCGCGCACTCTTTCGGCGGAGCTGAGAGCCTGGTTAAAATGGATCTGAGAGCGGTACCCGCTTTATCGGCCTTAATGCCCGCATTGGCCATAAGTCCAATAGCGACCGCGGTATCCTCCATAGAATAGCCGAGAGCGCCGACGATAGGCGCGGCATACTGGAACGTATGCCCCATCATTTCGACGTTCGTATTCGCGTTACTGGACGCGGCGGCCATGACGTCGGCGAGTCTCCCGGCGTCTCCGGCACTGTATCCCATAGCGGTTAAGGCGTCGGTCACGATATCGGAGGTCGTCGCGAGATCGGATCCCGAGGCGGCGGCGAGGTTCATGATACCCTCGATACCGTTGAGCATATCCTCGGTTTTCCATCCGGCCATAGCCATATAGTTAAAAGCCTCGGCCGACTCGGACGCGGAAAACTTAGTTTTCGAGCCCATCTCTTTAGCTTTTTCCGTGAGCGCCTCTAATTCTTCTCCGGTCGCTCCGGAGACGGCCGCGACCTGGGACATACCGCTCTCGAAATTCATACCGGCCTCGAGCGTCTGTTTAGCGAGATCGGTCAGGCCGCTAACGACTTTTTGGATCGCCTGAGACGCGAGATCGGCGAGTACGCCTTTCATGACCGTAAAGCCCTCGGAGGCGCTTTTCGCTCCCTCGTCTACCTGATCGAGACTCTGATCCAGGTCGTCCGCGGCCTTGTCGAGCTCGGACATTTTGGTCTTATTATCTTTTAACTCACCCGATAAACTCTCGATCTGAGACGCGAGCGCTTTAGCCTCGTCCGAGTTTTTGCCGTACATGAGGACGGCGTTTTTATATTCGTCCTTAAGATCGGCGACCGCTCGCTCTTGCTCGTTCATGGTCTCGGTCAGTTCGTCGAGCGCCGAGGCTTTTTTACTCGTCGCTTCGAGCTGACCTTGATAGGTTTTTAATTTACTCTCAGTCTCGATAATTTCGCGTTGAAAATCTCGGAACTGTTCCTCGCCGATCTCGCCCGCCTCAAACTGAGCGGCGACCTGAGCCTCGGCCGCTTTGAGCGTATCGAGCTTTTCCTTAGTCGCCTGGATCTGATCCGTTAATAACTTTTGTTTCTGAGTGAGGAGCTCGACGTTATCCGGATTGAACTTTAAAGCGGTATCGACTTTTTTTAATTCTTTTTGGAGGTTACGACTCTGTTTTTCGGACGACTCGAGAGCTTTACCTAATTTCGTTGTATCGCCGCCGATCTCGACCGTGATACCTTTAACAGATCCCGCCATAAATTAACCCTCCTTTCCGAATTGGTCGCGTAACGATTTACGATCCGGTTCCGTCTGTTCTATGCGATAAGCGTTATCCAAATACTCGAGGCCCTTTTCGGATTGACTGAGACGCGATATAAACGCGTCCCGGCGATATTGGAGATAATCGATATAATCCAGGTCCTCAACCTCTATAATCGTGAGCCCTGTATATTGGGATACCATGTGCTCCCAATAGCTCGTAATTTCGTATTTATGCCCGTGATTATCCTCGAGAGGATAATACGGGAGTCTCAGTTTTTTGAGCCGGATACCTCGGTCACAAAATTGGTATAAGTCTCAAAAAACGCGATCAAGTCCTCGAAATCGAGGCACTCGGCGAGCTGTTCGCCCGTGATCACTCTACCGGCCTTATTACGGCTCATAAGCTGAGCGCAAACGTCATAGAGGCCGTTAAGATCTTCCTCGGACGGCATACCGTCGGACTTATCCGGGAGTATGGTCATAAGCTCAGTAAGGAGCCGCTTAGTCGGCGTCATAACCTGGAGCTTTGTCTTATCCTCGTCCGGGAGAATGATAGTCAGATAGTTTTTCTTGAACTTATTAAAATCGAGTGTCTGAGCCATATTTTTAACCTCCTTGTAAAAAGACGGAGAGCTTAAGCCCTCCGTCCTCGCATATTCATATCATCATTAAGCCGCGATCTCTTTACGCCTGAGCCACATAATAGCCCTGAGTCGACGGATTGCCGGTCGGATTGGTGACCTCAATAAAGACGTACGGATAATTGACCGTTCCGGATCCGGTACGAGTATAATAGGTCGTGCCGCTCTGTACGGTCGTATCGGTCGACGCGACATAAGTAATATCGCTCGTGATCTCATAAGTAGCGGCGGCGATCGTCGCGTCCTGTTCGATATACATAACGAGCGTACCGTCGTCGTCCTGAGCGAGAGCTCTAAACTCGGCGTCGATAACGGTCTCCTGATCCTTAGCGAACGCGAGAGTAAATCCGGCCTGATTGTTACCCACGATACAAACGTAAATATCGCCGTCGGTCGCGTCGGAATGGTGGAAAATAATAGCGTACTGAGTATTGGTCGCGTTGCCAATTCCGCCGATCCTGACGGTCCTTGTATGTCCGGTCGGATCCTCAGTTACGCGGCCGGTCGCGGAAAGAGTCGCGAGAGTCTGACCGTTAAAGGTCATGATACCGGAGGTAAGAGTTACCTCCTCCTCTGTGATGATCGTCTTAGTCACATAACCGAGGTCGTCGGTCGCCGTGTAAAAAGTCGGCGTATATGCGAGAGACGCACCGCCGGAGATATAGCCGAGGATATTGTCGTTAGAGCAAAGAGCCATAACGGCCGCGGCGTCGGCAATCTGAGCCTGTCCGGTAAACTGTACGACGTGCAACGTACCCGAACCGAGTACAATTCTTTTAGGAACTGCCATAAATAAAGTCTCCTCTCTTTTCTAAATAGTTAAATTCATAGATCACCTGGAATAACTGTTCTTCATTGATCCAATATCGATTTTGCTTAATGTACGGCATACCGACCGCGTCGAGCTGAGCCTCGATCGACTCCTCAGCGGCCGGATCCGGCGCGTATTCGTAAAGCTCGATATTAACCTCATGTTCTGTTATTGCATTAACGTTATCCGGGCCGCGGACCGTTTTCGTATCGTTATAAATCGCGTACGTCGTT